TTACCCTTGACAAGCGGCTGAATTTTCATTATAATACTTTGGCTATCGGGGTGTGGCGAAGTTTGGTATCGCGCTTGGTTCGGGTCCAAGAGGCCTCGGGTTCGAATCCCGACACTCCGACCACGACTGACAAGTTCGAACCTGTTTATTATAAAGGAATGTTTCGGGCTTGTAATCGAAATACCGGGTAGAGGTTGATTCCTCTACCCGGTTTTCTTTTATTCTTCCTTAACTTCGGGAAGACCGGCTACGCTGGTGAGAATGGAGAGAATACCGGCAAGAGCGGCAGCACTTGCGACCATTACCCAATTCACCTCGCCGAGAACGGCAGCCGTACCAATCGTAGCGATTGCGGTCTGTGCCACAGTCTTGATTGCACGAACACCAGCGGCTTTCAGCCAATTCATCGTAAAGATCTTCTTCATTGCAATTACCTCCGTTTTACTTTCTGCACAGTTCGTTCACACGATTCTGTACGGTCTTGTAGTCATAACCGGCAGCGGTGAGCTTCTGCTTACGCTCCGCACCATTACCCCACTTGCCGTTGATTACCTGTTTTGCGATCTCGTCCAAAGGAAGCAGAGTAGGCTTGGGGTCTTCCTTGGGAGTTTCAACCTTGGGAGCATCACTCTCCACAATGGTCGTTGCGATAAACGCATCGGTGAAACCGGCTGCCTTTGCCTTTTTCAGCATATTCTCTGCGTTCTCCTTTTTGGAAAACGCTCCGATCTGAACTCGGTACATAACCTTTCCCTCCTGTTTGGAATTGAGTCGCTTGTTGACTTCTGCTGCGATCTGCGAATGTCTGTCGTACAGGTATGCACCGGGACAGGACTTGTTCGCAAACCAACGGTGGACGGTCATATTCTGCTTGTCCACTTGACCGATCAAGGACTTGTCAGCTTTCCACTTCAACTCCTTGATGTTGTTACGCTGGCAAATATCGGTTACGAGGTCGATAAGTGCAGCGTAGGCTTTGTCCGTAACGGCATAGGGTGCTTCGGTTTCAGATGCCACCTCGATAGTGATTGCTCGGTGGTCGTTGGACGAAGAAGAACTACACCAAGAACGGTTTTTCTCCTCGACACACAGACCGATTGTGCCGTCATAACCGACAACATAGTTGGCAGAGCAATCTCTGTCGGTTTCTGCGAAATAGTCGCAACCTCTCTTTGCCGTTACCTGTCCGACAAAACAATGGATCGTGATAGTGTCGATTGCGTGGTTTCTCTGCCCGGAGTGCTTGGTGCTTAACCGGGTATAAGTAACCAGAGGACTGTTCGTGTAAGACATTTCTGTTACCTCCTTATGTAACAATTTCCCAAGATCTTACTTCCTCGTATATCTTGTCGATAAACGAGTTACCTTTCAAGGCTTTGTAAGCCTCGTAAAGCATCACAAAATTTTCGTACTCGTATTGACGAATGACACCTTTTTCTCGGTTGTGATAGTAGATGCGGAGCATTTCACTACGCAACTGACATTTCGTGCCGTTGGAGATTTTCCGCATACTGACTATCACAGGGGTAATTACACCAATGAGTACACCGATCTCGCCGACAACTGCGGCAAGGGTCGCTAATGCACTCATTCAACTACCTCCCAGCCATAGACACCCGGCTCCCATACATTACCGTCAATCGTGGAGATCCAGTTCTTGCCGTTGTGGGAACACTTGTCGTCTTTTGCGTAGGCATCGTGAGAGCCGATAGGCTGCGACCAAGCCGGGAACTCCTCGGTAGGATCGCCAACCTTGCTCCACAGAGAAGCGGAAACATCGGGCTTCCAGTCCTCCTGTGAGGTGTGAGCCTGTACGCAGCGGTAAAGGTTGTTCTCGTACTGCCTCAAATCACCGACCTTGTAGGCGACACCAGCCACCCAGGGGGAGAAAAGATCGGTATGCTCGGTGGCAGTAACATCGTCAATCGTGCCGTTCTCGGCAAGAGTAACGAATGTAACGGAGGTTGCTACCTCCACGCTCGTCTGACGAGCATTTAACTGTTCGGTGGTCTTACGATCACGAACGCTTTGGTCTTTACCAGACATAAATCTAAACATATTGCTACCTCCATAATTCTTTATAGAACTTATCCATTTGCAGTATCAAATTGTGGGTATCTCCGTATGAAGCGTGGGCTTTCCAACTCTGATAACAGGCATCGACCTGTTCTCTCGTCATATAGCCGTCCTTGGCTTTCTTGACGAGCTTGCGGAGTTTCCGTCTTTCGTGGGATATTCTCTCGGGTCTAATTTTCTTGACGATCTTGCCGGTGTCGGTAAGCCGAAAACTGAAACCAAGAAAAGGTATCGGTTGGGTGATAGGTGCTAACTGCGTTTTCTTCTCGCTCAACCGTAGTCCCATTTCAGATAACCACTTTTCAATATCTCTACGACACTCCTCCAGATAAGCCTTGTCGTGATGAATGAGAATAAAATCGTCCATATATCGAATGTAGTACTTGATGTGTTTACGCTCCTTGATACGGTGGTCGATAGGGTCAAGTACCGCAAGTTGTATCAACTGTGTTACCTGTGAGCCAAGTCCCATACCAACGGTAGGATCTTCGCCCTGGTTAAAACTGTCGATTATGCGATAAACTTCACCGCAAGCCCAATCATCATTCACGCTCCTACGGATCGCTTCTTTGGCGACCTTGTGAGGTGTGCTGCCAAAATAGTTTTTAAGATCGCATTTCAGCACCCAACCTTGTGTGCCGTGTTGCCGGTAATATTTCTGCAAATGTCTTTCGAGCCGTTTGCGAGCATACAATGTACCCTTACCGATCTGACAGGCAGCGTTATCGTGAATGAAAGACTTTGTAATGTTCTCATACAGATAATTGTCGCAAAGACTACGCTGAAAAACTCTGTCTTTGATTCGAGTACTGATAATATCTCGTTCCTTTGGCTCGTAAACCTTGAACTCGGAATATCTCGATATTTTGTATGCACCGTTGATATGCGATTGTTTAAGGTCGCTGACATTCACAAGACCATTCTTCACAAATCCGGCAACGCTATCTTTCCACATAACATTTCGGCGGCATTTCAACATAGCCGTGTAGAGGTTGTCGAAACTGCAAACAGTATCTCTAACTGTGAAATCATCAACTTGAATATTCATAAGATTAAAATAATTAGTCGTTGTATGTAGCCGTACTTACTACTGGGAGTAAACGGCATCAACGCTCCTTTTTCGCTTATTTCGCATAGGACAGGGTGATAGTTCCTTGTGTGAGTGCATTGATTTCTGTCATATAGACTTACTTTATTCGAGCGTATCTCACAATCTGGGGCGACTCCGTTACTGTTGTTGGCATTGTTGTTGTTGATCTTGCCAGTCGGATTGACATTACGCACATTGTTAGCGTTGCCAGCGTTGCACGACCTAACGAGCTTACAACTATCAACCTATATCCTTGTATCGTTGTTCGTCAGACTTTCGCCATTGCCTCAAGGGGTTACGAACATCTTTAATGAGGTTAGCCCAATGCTCCACTCGGCTACCCTCCAAGCCGTACACCCTCTTGGCAAGGTCGATTAAGCCCAACAGGGAATCCGTCAATGCCAAGGCTTCGATTTGCTTACTCCGGCGAAGTGCAAAATCGTCTTGATTGTAAACATAGATCGAGTTAGCCTCTCGAATCAAGCAGTATATGGACACCGCTTCATCAACGATCTTGTGGGTGAAACACCAGCGAAATGCTTTCGGAAAGTGCTTCTCATTCTTGCAGATTTTAACGGTGTATTCGGCGAGTTCTTCGGCTTTGGTAATGACTACCAACTGACCCTCGCCACGCTGCGTTTTAGGTACTGACATAATTCCCTCCGTTGTAACTGCTCCTGTCGGAGCAGATTTTTGATTTTAGATAATGTTGCAAGCTGGGGCGACTCCGTAACTGCTGCCGGCACCGCCGTGGCTGAACTCGCCAGTCGGAGCGACACGACGCACAAAGCCAGCGGAGCCAGCGTAGCACGACCTCTGCCACCAATACTGTGCAGAGCCAGCTCTGTATTTAATGCGGTTGTTGTCAGCCGCCGTACCGGGTGCAGACAGATCGGAGTAGTTTGCGTAATAGGGATAAGGCTCGCCCTCATTTACGCTATTTTCCAGACCGCCGTACAGTTCGCTACGAGAGAGCAAGAACATCAATTCCTTGGTCTCCTCATAACCGCCACCGTCAGTAACGGTATTGAGAGCGGTACGCTTGTTTACCTCGCCGATAACGGAAAGGAACTCACCGTCCATATCGGTTAAGAAACCGGCGGTAGATGCGTTGCTCGGGGGTCTGTCAAAGACATTCTGGGGAGTCCACCAAGCACTTGCCGCCTTATCGCTATTGAGCCATTGTCTGATAGACGAATGTAGCCAGCGGTTAGAGCCGTAGCGGATTCTGTGGGAGTGATTCATATTCTCGGTCTTGCCGTCCGCAGTACCAAGGCTTGTACCACCGCTGCCCTCGGTTACGCTTACGCTCTCGATAGCCGTAGTACTCGTGGCACTCTCATAGGTGCTAATCAACACCGTAGATGCCTGTTTGTTGTACGACCAAGGGAACATAATCTGACCGCCAGCCGGTACTGCCTTGGTGAGCGTGAACTGATAGGTCTTACCGCCGCCGTAGGTAGGATCGTAGCCAGACAACAGAGTGAAGTTGTATGTACCAGCCGGAAGTTCCTCGGCACAGTAATACAACGCTTCGGTAGCATCGAACTGTGCGGAAGTGTAACAATCGTGGAGCTGGATCGTCACACTGTGCTTGAACTGACTGTCAGCCGGGACATCGTGGTCGAAACCGATAATATCCCACACCAACTGTTTGTCGCCCTTGGTGCTGACGAACTGATCGCCGATTGCGAAAACCTTTGAAGCAAGACCCAGACG